CAGCGTACCTGTAGCCAACCGGCACGAACTCGAAGAGATATGAGAGCTGCTCCTCGAACGACATCGACATCTGACCAGCATAGCCATCGAGCCCAAAAGCCTCGTTGGCGAAGCGGCAGAGCTCGAGGCAGATCGGGTCTTGATCATCAGCGGGCTCGAAGCGCCAGGTCGCGCTCAAAAGGGTCTGCCTCAGCATGTGCCACGAGCGGCGCACCACCGGGTCAGTCCTCAGCATGTCCTCAGCCTCGGTGACCCAATTGAGCCCGGTGAGCTTAACATTGCGCTCATAGCCCGAAATGACGCCGCCGCTCAACTGCGTCCCGCTGATGCCCCTCGTGCTGAATCGAGGGTTCAGAGCGCGCATGTGACGCGGCGTCTCGTCTGTCTCGGTGAACTGCATCTCAGCTCCTCTATGGTGAACTATAATGCTCACTATGGTGAACTATCATGCACTATCACAAACATGTCAACCCTGTTGACTATTCCGATCTGACACTTCTTGTGCCTTGACGCGCGCCTCCTCAAGCGCAGCCTCGATCTCGGCGAGGAGCTTCACGCTCTCTTGGTGGAGCTCGTGATCGGGATCGAGAAGCACCTTCTCGCGCAATCGATCCTCAAGGGTCTTGGGTTGGCTCATCATCAGGATCCTTCCATTCGCCTTGAGGGTCGAACTCGCCTGCGCTGTAGGGTCGAACCTTCATCCCTGTGCCGGTGCAATAAAAGCGGGTCATGCCGCTCAGGTGAGGAATAATCCTCTGACCCTTGATCGCCGTCTGTTGGGCGCAGATAGGACATCGGATCGGGCGAGGGTCATCGATCAACATCGCCGCTCTCCTTGACGCGAGCGACCTCGCGTTGCAAGTACCAGAGCGCCTTTTCAAGATCCTCGATGTGATCAACCTTGTGCCCCGCGCGGCTCACATACTTGATCACATTGCCGAGATTGAAGTTGAGGCCCCACGCCTCGATGACGGTGATCGCCTCAACGCCGGTGTTGGCTCGATAGTGTGAGGGATGGTCAACCTTGCTTGTGGTCATGCAGGTTCTCCAGCTTGATCTCGAGGACTGTGATCTTGCGCTCAAGCTCACCGATCTTGTTGATGATGTCCTTCTGCTCCTGCGCCTCGAGCTCGAATCGCTGAGAGGTGATCTTGTAGAAGATGAACATCACGCCGACCACCGCGACAGCAACGATGTTCGCAGGGTTGAGGACTGCGCTGACCAGGTTCGGGTCAACGGCAAGAGAAGCAGGATCAGACATGTCAGCCTCCTAGAATGAGCTGCCCGATGGTCGCGCATTGCGGCGGCTCTTGTCCATAGAGGAGGAGCGGGGAATGTATCGCGCCGTGATGTCAGCCCAATAGTGGAAGATGCAGTCGTAGCGCAGAGCATCGAGGGGATCCTCTCGACCGTCCTTCTTGGGGCTCTCAGCGTTGTCCCAGGCATAGCTGAGGATCGCCTTCCTCAAGCTGTTGCCGATGGCGCGCTCGCCTGCCTCCCACGCCTCCTGCGTGATCAGATACTGCTTGCGAGTGAAGGCGCGCTTGAGCTTCTGAACGCCGTTCAGAATGTCCACCTTGACAGGGTCAGTGGTCGATCTCAGAGGAAGCCCAATACCACCCTCGGCGATAGGTCGAGCCAAGACCGAGAAGGCTGACCGACCTGTCTGGTCGTTGCGCGCCTTGCCTGCCTTGTCTGCGACCCCTGTGTCGAGCCATATCCGAGGCCCCGGCGCGCTCGCCATCGCCGACCGAGGCCATGCCACCGATAAGATCAGCTTGGCGAGCTGATCGATGGTGACCTCCTGCGGGTTGATCTCTTTGATGATGACGGTCGCTTCAAGCTCCTCATCGTGAGCCATGATGATCACCGAGGGCTTGCGGAAGCCCCAATCGATGGCGATACGACCTGTCATCTCAGGTCGATAGCTCCAGCCTGTGATCACATGCGACTCAGTCCATTCGTTGTACACGAGCCCCGACGGCGGCTTTGGTCTGTTCATGACCATCGCTTCCCGCTCATCGGGAGGCAGGAGCTTGGTCGCTTCAAACCACTCGGCGCTCAGGTTCTCTTCGTTCACATAGCTTGAGAACAGGAGAGGCAGGTTCCCCGCCTGTTCAGCCATCTTGCACCACCACGCATCGACCACCGGGAGCCCGACCAAAACCATCGTCGGCGAGGGTCCAGAGCGCAGACGCCCGAGCGCCTTGTGAGCCACCTCGGGACCGAGGGTCTGACACTCGTCAACGAACGCCACGCCACTCGTGACGTTGATACCCTCAAGCGGGTTGTGGCTCGCGTCTCGTGTGCCTGGTCGATAGTACGACCGACAGATAACCGAGCTGCCGCTGTGCGTGTCAGTCCACTTGTGGAGCGTGTGGTTATAAACCCAACCTCGAGGTGCAAGCCACTTCTCGATCTCAGGCATGAGCACCGAGTTATAGCGCGGCGTCGTATCGGTGATGAGGAGGCTTGTTGTCCCCGGTCGGGTCTTGGCGATGAACCACAGGGCGAAGATGAGCGAGGTTGTCTTTCCCGATCCCCAACCACATCGAGCGGCGATGATCTTATCCTTGCGGCGTAAGCCACTGATGACGGCGCGCTGGAGGTCGTTGAGGAGGAAATCCGTCACTGTCCTATCTCTTCACCAATCGGCGCATAATTAACGACAGTGTGTTGAATTTGCGCGCAGAACCGGAGGGGAGATTGAACTCTATCAATTGAAACCCAAGAAGCTTGGCGGACTTGCTTCTGTTCGACTCGGCGAGGAATATTGCTAAAGAAAGAAGCGCCGCTCGGCTATTTAGACATGCCTCTGCTGTCTTGGGCGCTAGATTATTGAATCGTATGTTACACGCAGCACAGATCTTGGAACGCCTAACCAATCCCTCACCTTCGATGGCGCATAGCTTTTGATAGAGCAGGCGGACATCCTCCTCAAATCGGCATAGTATGGTGTCCTCTCCGACAGTCTCCAAGACTTTCATCGCAGACTCGACCACACTCTCTATTGATCTTGACTTAGAAAACTCTGACTCGTCCAGACTTGACTCATGAGGATCTTTTTTCATATCCGTCGTTGTTCCCGTCTGAAGCACTTGAACGATACGATACATGGCGTTAGATGACTTGGATCCGATATTGAAAACCATATCAGCAAACAGGAACTTCCTCCAATACTGATGAAGCTCATTTTGCCTCACCTTGTTCCGAGCGACTATGGTTATTGACGCGATAACTCTCACAATAGGCTTTCTCATTAGCCTTATTGATGTGGCTCGAGTAGCAGGAAGGTAGCTCTCAGTTAATCTAGAGCCTCCTAGCTCATAGAACGCATCCACAGCTTCTGCATCGCTGAAGAGTTTGAATACATCATACATCTCAGCAGATCCCTCAATTCTCGACAACATTGATGTAAACCCATGTGGGTCGCTTTCCGTTGCGACGCTCTTAAGTCTTTCGGTCACTATGTCGATGATCTGATCAACCCCGATCTGTCTTTTCTTGTCAGCTCTGCTCTCATCCTCCTCTGCCTCCACCTCCGCCTCCTCCTCCTCCTCCTCCTTATGCACTTTCACAACATCGACCGATTGTGTGGCTTTACGCATATCCTCCGCAAACTTAAGAGACATCTGCGTCTCGTTCACGGTGATCTGCTGATCAAGTGTATAGTCTGGCACATCTTGATCAGCAGCACGACTGACCTCATCGTCGACGAACTGCCATACGCCAAGGCTCTGAGCTGGCGCATGCCGCATCATATATCGCTGCATCTGCGTCATGAACTCGGGGAGGACCGTTGAGCACATATCGCTCATCGTTGTCTTGTTATAGAGCGGCTTGTGATGAGGGCGCCGCATCTCGAAAGCAACCTGGCGTCCCCACAGCGCCCTTATGCTCTCAGCATACTGATTAGATGAGAAGATCTCATCGCCTCTGCTGTCTGTGATGACATACAGGGTCCAGTCAAGGTCGCACATGCGATTATACTTGTGCAAGTAGTCTAGCTTCTGATTGATGAAGCTTGTGACTATCGGGAAAGCTGATTGCTCTGTCCATATATTGCTCTTGGTGGACTTATACTCAAGAGCGGCGATAACTCGCCCCCGATGCCAGAGGCTGATGTCGCTGATGTTGTTGATCGTTGCAAAGCGGCTCCTGACATCGGAAGCAAGCTTTGGATCATTGACCATAAGGCTCGCATGACGCGCCCCGATCTCGAGATCTTTATTATCCACGACATCACAATGAGTCATTGTCTCAATGGGGGCGCTGCGCTCGTGGTACAGTCTTTCAAGGTACCATGGATGAGCCTTCATGCAGCTCAACAAGGAGTTGACGCCCAGGCTGTGAGAGCGGCAGAGGTTGATCACTGTGGGGATGGTCTGTCGTTGTTGGTTCAATTCATTCTCCGTCGAGGTTAATCAATGGCTTCCCACAGAGCTAACACACGACGCGCATATGCTCGTGTGCCGCCATAACTTTTGAGAGCTGCGCCGAGGGAGGAGCGCGTCTCCAAGTAGTAAGAGAGAGCGAGGACGCCGGCGGCGATCAGATCACAGCCCTTGACGATGTGTTCACCGTTCGCAGTCCACCTGCCTCGGCGATCGGGGCACCAATGCCGAGCGATGACCTGCATCGGGCCCGCAGCTCCTCGAGTGCTCGTGAGGTTCCACCTCAAGCGGCTCTCGTTGAACGCCACAGCGACGGCAAGCTCGGCAGGGACATCTTGAGCCTCTGCGCTCTCAACGATGAGCTGGCAGACCTCCACGGCGCGAGCCTCGGCGCGACCGCGGGGAGGAGGCTCGCCGACAAGGTTCGACATCGTGATGATCCAAGTGAGGCAGAAGGTGCTCATGAGTCCTCTCCCTCTGCCGGCTTCACGCTGTCGTTGGTCTGCTCGATCATCTTGATGACTTCGGCAAGACCGTTGCTCTGCGTGGCTGTAACATTCACCTCGCGCTTTGAGCCAAACTCGTCGGGCCGCAGGCGCTCGAGACGCCACGCCGCGGCCTTCCAATCGGTGTCACTCGCTTGATCAACCTTGCGCGTGAGGACTGCAACCTGGAACTCCATCGCCTCCTCGACCGCCTCATTGAAGTCGGGATCTTCCTGCCTCCACCGATGAACGCTGTCGGGGTTCACTCCACAGAGGCGCGCCGCTCTCGTTATCGGCTGACCTTCTCTGATCGTCTGAAGTATCTCGTCTAGGAGCTTCGGGCTTTTCTTGACCCGGAGGTCGCGCGCGCGCGCCGTCGGGTTTTCCTCATTAATGATCAGCGCCTCACGCGCCGCAAGCCCCTTGAGATCGCTCTTGTTGTCGCTCAATTCGTTCCCTCACTCGCCTGATAGCGCCATGCGCCGTGTTGATGTTGAGCTGTCGCTTCTCGGCAAGCTCCTTGCCGCCATTGCCCTCGATGAGATGATCAAAGACATCGGCGCAGGAACAGATGTAGGGTTGCTCTCGATCGACCTTGACCATGAGGTCGCGCATCTGCTCATAGGTGATGGCGGCAATGGCGATGGTCTCTGGAGAGCATGACGGGTCGGTCCACGCCGCCCACTCGGTGATCCCGAGCTCGGCTGAGGAGCTGTCGCATTGCCAGATGTGCTTCTTGTTGTCGCGCAGATAGTTGAACGACAGCCGAGTGAGCGCATTGAGCAGGAAGCTAAAGACCCGCGCCTCGTTGCCGTCCCACAGGTCAGGCTTAGCGAGAAGCTTCTCGGCGAGCTTGCCGATAAGATCATCGGCTGCACCGCCGACCATCTTGGAGACCTTAGCGTTGAGAGCCGCATAATGGGTCGTGTAGAGCGCCGTCATCAGGCGCTCGATCTGCGTCGGGGTCTTGGTTCGTCTCATCGTCGGGATTGCTCATGAGGTCTCGGAAGAGCAGGTCTAGCTCCTCATCGGTCGAGACGATAACGGAGTCAAACAAGATGCGCAAACACATCAGCGCATGTTCCCATCGCGCCACAGCCCGCCGAGGCTCGGAACAGACCCGCTCCCATCGTCCCAAGAGGAGCCACCACCTCCTCCAATGCTGGCGGCGCGATCGCTGTCAGCCTTGCGCTCCAAGAATTGGAAGTTATCAACGATGATATCCATCGAGGTGTGCTTGACGCCGTTCTTGTCGGTGTACTCTCGACTCTTCATCTTGCCCTCGACGAGCACGAGCTGACCCTTCTTCGGCATGACGCCAGAGAGGAACTTTGCGGTCGAGCCGAACGCCGAGCAGGAGAACCACTGTGTATCACGCTCACCTCCCGCCATAGGAGTCGAGACGGCGAGGGAGAACGCGACGATGGGTCGATCCTGCGACCCTCTCACCTCGGAGTCCTTACCAAGCCGACCGATCAATATGCACTTGTTCATACTCATTCGCATTGCTCCATGTGTTCAGTACGAGCCTAAACACATGAGAGAGGACTTCATGGTAAACAAGACGAAGATTGATGTCGGGACAGGGTTTGTGATGTTGGAGGCGAGCATGGGAAGCGCCGTCTCGATCGTGAATGCGGCGCGCGTGAGCATGGGCAAGAAGGTTGAACAGATCACCGAGCCCGACCGACGCCTCTTGCGCTATCTCTGGGAGCATGAGCACACAAGCCCCTTCCGCCATGTGCAGCTCCAATTCCACATCAAAGCCCCGGTCTTTGTCCTGCGCCAATGGATGAAGCACCAGGTCGGCTGCGCTTGGAACGAGATCAGCGGTCGATATGTGACATTCGATCAGGAGGCGTGGACTCCCGATGTGTGGCGCTCGCAGTCCCCGGTGATCAAACAAGGGAGCGGCGCTGACCTCGATGATGGATCAGACGCCGCCGAGCTCTACGCCTCAGCGATGAGGAACAGCTTCAACGCCTATGAAGCCCTGCTTGCCCTCGGCGTAGCGAAAGAGCAGGCGCGTCTGGTGCTGCCCCTCTCGCTGATGAGCGAGTGCTATTGGACCGCGAGCCTCCAGGCGGTGATCCACTTCCTGCGCCTGCGTCAAGACGGTCACGCTCAAGCTGAGATCCGTCTGTTCGCCGATGCGGTCCGAGAGCTCGTGAAGCAGGTCGATGGTCTCGACCTCGTGCTCTCCATCTGCCTCGATTAAAAGCAGCGCCGCCGCGCTGATGATGACCAATCTCCAGCGCGGCGGCGTACTCCCCAAGCCGACTCAGCAACAAGTCAAACACCTAACACGCGACGAGAGAGATATCTTGAAAGAAAAGTGGAAGAAACATTGGATCGGACACGCTCGCGCCCTGTCGGGAATGTCCCCCTGCCCTCGAGGGATCGTCGGCGCGCTGATCATCGACCAGAGGAACAACATCGTTGCGAGCGGCTTCAACGGTGGTCCTAGAGGAGCCATCGGCGAGCTGTGCGGTGGTGAATTCTGCGAACGATCAAAGCGCGGCATCCCGAGCGGTCAGCAGGTCGAGATCGGCTGTCACCACGCCGAGCTTAACGCCATCGCCAATGCCGCAGCCAAAGGAGTCAGCACCGATGGATGTTCGTTGGTCTGCTCGGTGAGTCCCTGCCTGGCATGCGCCAAGCTGATTCACCATGCCGGGATCGTGGAGGTGATCACCGCCGCGAACTATGACCCGCGCGGCGCGACCTACTTGAGAGCTGTCGGCGTGACGGTCGAGGTGGTTGAGTCTATCGAGGATTAGCGACTGCCACTCTCGATCTGTGCTTGAGGATCCTCCTCCAGAGCCTTCAGATGTGCGAGTAAGAGAGCATCCCCGGTTAAGTGCTCCAGTTGCGGCACGAATCCATGCTTGGCGTAGTCCTCCGCACTTCGAGTCATATTTAGAGTCCAATCTATCTGACGAGCTAGATCCAAGATAGAATGAACATAAGGCACCACATACTTTACGATGAAGAAGGTTGTCATCTCCTCTGGAATAAACTGCATATCATTTAGACATGTTGCAACATTAATAGTGTGTTGGAGCATGCCTCGGACACAGCGATCTTCCTCTTTCTGATCCTCATCTAGTCCCACACTTGATCGCGTAGAGAACAACTTAGGCTCCATCAAGCAGATGTCCACTCCAGCATCATTCCACATAAGACGGATAGCGTGTGCTCTATAAGGGATGTCCTCTACGAATGGGTTGAGATGATAACCAATACCAATCACGACTGGAGTCTCTCGGATAGCCTTTTCGAGAGCCGTGATGCTGTCGGCGATTTTGGGATAAGAGCGGTGCATGAATTGCATTATATGACGATTCAGCATGGTCATTCTTTCAATGGGGTCGAGGTTGAGATTAGGTGACTCTGGTGAGGTGAGGCGGGCTGCAACCTGCCTCACCCCTCCAGAGCCGAGAGCTGTAGAAGCCCCGCTTGGTTCACCGATGTATAGGCGGCGAGATCAGATCCGTCAAGAAGAAGTTGAGGGCTGACCATACATCGAGCGCAGGCGGTCTCGGCTCGCGTGAAGCTCGGCGGCGATCTTCTTCCAGCCCCAACCTCGAGCGCGCAGCTCCCGCACCTTGACCTCCTCAGCCTGTTGCTCTGCGGCTTGCTCCTTGAGTCGAGCCTCTTTCA